TGCACCTGCTCCGATACTTACAGAGTTTCCAGTTCCAACACCTTGAAAACCATTAATTGATTTTACTGGTCCTTGAAATGTAGTTTTTGCCATGATTATATCCTCCTAGTTTACCGAACATAGTCTCTAGGCCGTCGACTATACGCGTCTATGTTCTAATTAATTGTATAGTGATTAAGTTATATATTAGATTTTAATAGAGTGCAAGAGAGCCTGTAGTGCGGATTAATTTTTTCCAACGATGTAGCTTTTTATTAAGTAGCTACAGAAACTTGTGGTTGAGCAGCCTCTATTTTATTTTCTAGATCAGCTTTTTTAGCTTCAGCTAGTTTTATATGGCTAATGACATCTCTAACTTTTCGGTCAATCTTAACCATATTGAGAGTATATCTACCCTCTTTAAGATGCTCCTGCTCCCATTGAAGATCTAAACCTCTCTTCTTTGTGTAGAGAGTCTCCAGATGTTGCATTATCGCCTCCATTGATAACCTCCTCATAGGTTATTCTATTTACCTTGGGATCCATCATTTCTCCAAGATACTCCCATTTTATATCAGAATTTCCTAATCTGTCAATGATTGCATTTTCAATATCAATAGGGCTATCAATACATTGGATTATAAATTCAGTCCCGTATTCATAAGCAGCTATTTTTACTAAAAATTTTTGAGGTCGCATTTTTTCTTTCTAAATAAAAAAAGGGGCGAAATTGTGTTTCGCCCCTTTAAAGTAAATATTAAGCACCTGGTGATGCAAAGATACCTCTGAAGTCAGATACTCCAAATGAGTATCTTTCTCTAGCTTTGTATCTCACGTTACCAGTATCGAAATCACCTTCCATCGCTGTTTTGATAGGAGATCTTTCGAAATACTTCATACCATTAGGCACGTCTGTAATAATGTAGAACGCATCTGTGTCAGTCAAGAAATTATTGACTCTATAGCCTTGTGGGATCATTCCCATTGAAGCTATTGCGTTTACATCGTTATCAGCTGTACCTGTTCTGCCTTGAGATTTCATTAATCTCTCAGCTGTGAACTGTAACTCACTAGGAATAATCATTTTTACTCCTCTTGCAGCAACTTTAAGTCCTCTCTCATCAGTGAATGCATTAATATCAATTAATGATTGCTCTAATGAAGTTTCATTTAAGTCAGCCGCTGTTGTTAATGTATTTTTAACATTACCAGCAATTGTTGGGTGAGCTGTGTTAAATAGCGTTACACCATCACCTGATTGAAAAGATCCACCAGGTAATCCGTTAATTAAGATGCTCGCTGCTTTAACTTGTTTAGTATTCGCCATCGATCTAGCTAATGCTTTTGTATATCTAGATGAAAGTTGGTCGTACAAGTTATCTTCGATTGCTTCCTCAGTTATTGCGAAGGCAAGAGCCACAGTCTCGTGTGTGTATCTTGCAGTATAAGTCTCTTGAGCATTGTCAAAAGCTATACCAGATCCTTCTGGTTTAACTTGAGCTTGAGCAAATCCTGATAACATTACTTCCTCTTCAAACGCTCTGTCTGAACTTTCAGTAGTATAGATCTCAGCATGCTGATTCTCATAACGATTATATTCCAG